GGCTGGTAATAGCGGTGCTGAGTACAAGGATGGTAAACCGACAAGACTGCTTCTTTCGTTAAAAGCATGGGGTGCAAACTCCAAGGCTGACGCAAAGGCAAAAGCCAAGTCTATTTCCGAACGAAATAAGGCAAAGGCAAAATGAGAGCATTATCGGTTGGTGTTAGTCCCACGGCGGCAGTAGACACAACAGTCTATACCTGTCCTACGGGCTATTACTCTAAATTTACTGTAATGTACATACACAATACAGGTGGGTCTACCAAGCATATAACTGTTCAATGGTTTGACGCAAGTGCTAGTACCACTCTTGATATATTGACTCCTTACGATTTAACTACTAAAGAATATTTGCAGTTTGATGGTAATGCTTACATTGTCTTGGAAGAAGGCGACCAAATCAAAATAACTACTCAGTCGGCAAGCACATTCAGTTTTATAGCCACATTTGAAGAAGAAGGGTTGACTAGATCATGACCTATTTAGAACTGATTAACGATGTGTTAGTGCGACTCAGAGAGCCTGAAGTCACTACTTACAACGAAACCACTTATTCCACCTTGATTGGCAAGTTTGTCAATGATGCCAAGCGTCAGGTTGAGGATGCGTTTAATTGGAATGTTTTAGGTACAACCATTACAGTAACAACTGTTGCCAATACTTCTACCTACTCCCTTACGGGGGCTGGACAGAAATTTCAGGTCATGGATGTAATCAATACAACTAGCCTGTTAGGACTAATAAATATTACTTTTGTGGATATGAACCGCAAACTGAACTTTGCGCCTGTTGCTACTGAAACACCAACTGAGTATGCTTTTGATGGAGTCGATGGTTCTTACGACACACAAGTAAAACTCTATCCAATACCTAATGGCGTGTATACAATTAAGTTCATGTTGACTGTTCCACAAGCAGTATTGGCATCTAATTCCACAGTAGTAAAAGTTCCTGATGTTTTAGTGGTTCAAAACGCCTACGCAAGAGCATTGGTGGAGCGTGGTGAAGATGGTGGACTGTCTTCCTCAGAGGCATTTGGTTTGTATCGTTCAATGCTGTCTGACTACATTGCTTTGGAAGGCACACGCTATCCTGATCGTGGGGAGTTTGTCTCAATATGAGCCAAGCAATTGAAGTCTCTAGCATAAGCGCACCAGGCTTTTTCGGGTTAAACACCCAAGACTCTCCTTTGGACTTGAATCAAGGATTTGCTTTAGTTGCTACAAATTGCATCATTGACCAATACGGACGCATTGGCTCAAGAAAAGGCTTCTCAAGGCTTAATTCAACCTCTGGAAACTTAGGCGCAAATGATGCAAAAGTTGTCCATGAGTTAGTGCAACTTGATGGAACACTAACCATATTGTTTGCTGGTAACAACAAGTTATTCAAGTTAGATGGCTCAAACGCTGTTGTTGAACTGACCTATGGTGGTGGCGGTACAGCCCCTACTATTACTAATAGCAATTGGCAATGTGCTTCTTTGAATGGCATTACCTACTTCTTCCAATCTGGGCATGACCCGTTAATCTATGACCCTGCGGTAAGCATCACCACATTTAGGCGTGTGTCTGAGAAGACTGGTTATGTAGGTACTGTTCCTTCTGCCAATATTGCTATTAGTGCTTTTGGCAGATTGTGGGTGGCAAGTACAACTACAAACACATCAACCATCTTCTTTTCTGACTTACTTTCTGGTCATGTGTGGTCAACAGGAACAGCGGGTTCTTTAAATGTAGACAGGGTATGGGCTAACGGATCAGATGAGATAACTGGTTTGGCGGCACACAATGGATTCCTAATCATATTTGGCAAGCGTCAGATTCTTGTTTATGCCAACGCAACTACTCCTTCCACAATGACGTTAAGTGATACTGTGGGTGGTATTGGTTGTATAGCAAGGGACTCAATCCAATCTACTGGTAAAGATATCTTATTCTTGTCTAACTCTGGTGTTCGTTCTTTTGCTAGAACAATTATAGAAAAGTCTGCACCTTTGGGAGACTTGTCTAAAAATATTAGAAATGACTTAATAAGTGCTGTTTCTGGCGAGACATTAGCAAACATCAAGTCTGTTTACTCTGAAAAAGAAGCCTTTTACTTATTGACGCTCCCATCTATCAAATCATTGTTTTGCTTTGATACACGGATGAATTTACAAGATAATTCACTTAGAGTAACCAGTTGGGACTCTATTGAGCCAACAGCACTTTTGTCAAAACGAAATGGTGACTTGCTAATTGGTAAGAATGGTTATATTGGTAAGTATGGCACTTACCAAGACCATGCAAGCCTATATAGGTTTTTGTATTACACAAACCATGCAGACTTAGGTAATGTGAATGTGACTTCTATTTTGAAGAAGTTGTCCATTGTGGTGATTGGTGGAACTAACCAGACTGTGACATTTAAATGGGGTTTTGATTTTAAGACCAACTATTTGTCAGACAATTCAACTATTCCTACTCAGGGTGAATCCTATTATGGGATTGCTGAGTATGGCGCAAATGCTACTGTGATTGCAAACTATTCTGATGGAGTTGCTTTGCAGACATTGACTGTTTCTGCAAGTGGTACTGGTAAGGTTGTACAAACGGGGTATGAGGCTAATATCAATGGTACAGCCTTGTCTATACAGAAAATTGAGATACAGGCTAAACAAGGGAAAAAATCATGACAGATTACACCAAAAGCACTAACTTTGCTACCAAAGATAACTTATCTTCTGGCAATGCTTTAAAGATTGTCAAGGGTACTGAGATTGACACAGAGTTCAACAACATTGCTACTTCTATTGCTACCAAGGCTGACTTAGTAAGCCCATCTCTTACTACGCCTAACATTGGAACGCCCTCTGCTGGTACTTTGACTAATTGCACAGGGTTGCCACTAACTACTGGTGTTACGGGTAATTTGGCTGTTGCTAGTGGTGGTACAGGCTCTAGTACTGCATCTAACGCTAGAACTGCTTTGGGTGTTGCCATTGGTACTGATGTACAAGCATTTAGTTCAAATTTGGCTACATGGAGTTCTACGACAGCACCATCAGGAACAGTTGTAGGCACTTCAGATACCCAGACATTGACAAACAAGACATTGACTAGCCCAACTATCAATAGTCCTACGTTTGGTGGAACGCCAACGATGGGTGCTAGTTTTCTCACTAGAGGCACAACAATTACAGCCTCTGGAACATCCCTTGACTTTACAAGCCTTCCAAGTTGGGTTAACAGAATAACTGTAATGTTTAGAAATATAAGCACAAATGGAACTTCCTTTATGCTTGTTCAGTTAGGAACATCTAGTGGTGTTACTACTTCTGGTTATGTTTCTACATCTAATGATCTTGATGGTGGTGGTGGCTCAAGTTCTAGTGACAGCACATCTGGATTAATTATGAGGCTCCAAGCGGCTAGTAACATAATAAATGGAATTATGACTATTGCGTATATGGGTTCAAATACATGGGTTGCTAGCCATACTTGTGCATCAACTACAACAGTTGTGTTTATGGGCGGTGGAACTTCTGCTTTGGGTGGAACTCTTGATCGTGTTCGCATAACAACAGTTAACGGAACAGATCAGTTTGATGCTGGTTCTGTCAACATTCTTTTTGAATAACATGATTGCAGAAGAAGTCATACAGGTCATTAATGGAACATTGGATGACATTGAGAACTTTGACGAGATTGCGTTGGAGCATTGGGAGTATTTCAAGAACAAAAAGCCAATGTTTAACAAAGAGTATCTTGGTAAATTGCGTGTTGCGATAGCCAAGGATGAGAACAAGACAGTTGGGTATACGTTTTATGGGTTTTTCAAAAGCCCTTATTACGATGAAATATGGTGTCAGATAGATATGTTCTTTTTGACTCCATTGCACAGAGGTAATGGAATTGGAAGAGAAATGTTTAAACTTGTTGAAGAAACTGCAAAAGACAATGGTTGTAAAAGATTGATTACAAGCTATAACTTAAAAGAATCTTTAGAAATGTTTTACGAGAAACTTGGTTTTAATGCTACTCATGTAGCGGTAGCAAAGGAGATTTGATATGCCTTATATTGGTGGAGCAATGGTAGTCGGCGGAATTTTACAAGGTAATTCTGCCAAAAAAGCGGCGCAGGCTTCTGCGGCGGCTACATTAGAGGCGGCACGAATAGCGGCTGATGCGGCTCGTTTTCGTCCTACTGACATTACCACTCGTTTTGGAAGTAGCGGCTTTCAGCGTGATCCTCAAGGTAATGTTATAGGAGCAAGCTATACATCTACTCCTGAGTTACGAGCCTATCAAGACCAACTGCGTGGGCTAACTGAACAACAGTTACAACAAGGGTTGATGTCTCCACAGCAGTACGCTCCTTTAACTGGTGCGGCTACTGGATTGTTTAACCTTGGGCAACAGTATTTAGCAGAAACTCCAGAACAAACGGCTCAAAAGTATATGTTGAGTCAGCAAAACTTGCTTGCTCCAACCCGTGAGCGTCAGTTAGCAGAGTTAAGAAATAGAACTTTTCAAACAGGTAGAGAAGGCTTATCTATTGGCGGTACAGGACTAAGACCAGGCGGTGGTTTGGGGCTAAGTGCAACCAACCCTGAAATGGAAGCCTATTACAACGCATTGGCACAACAAGATGCACAGTTGGCGGCACAGGCTGAAGAGGCTGGTCAAAGACGAACTGCCTTTGGTGCAGGGTTGTTTGGTAGTGGCTCACAGTTGCTTGGTCAGTATCAGGCTGGTCAAACTGGAGCATTGTCACCATTCCAAACATCTTTGGGATTGGGTGGAACTATTGAACAGATGGGTCAATCACCATTGGATATTAGTGCGGCTTTGGCTGGGCGATCTGCTACGGCAGGGGCTAATGTTGGAAGGTATTTGCTTGAGGGCGGTATGGGTGCGGCTAAAACAATGCAACCTGCTAATGCTCTCAGTCCTTTTGCAACTGCTATTAGCGGTATATCAGGAAGTGACGTTGGTAGACAAACCAATCGATATCTACAAGGTCAAATAAAAAATTGGTGGGAGTCTCCTTCTGGAAGTACTGGAGTTACTTCGGGACAAGGCCCCGCAGATTTCTGGGCATCTTAATTAGAGGAATAAACATGGCACAAGATTCAATAATGGGTAATTTGTTTGGTGTATCTCCAGCGATATACGAACAAAACAAAGAAGAAGCAACACGCAAACAAGCACTTGAGTTTTCTAAACTTGATCCCTATGAGCGCACCAATGCTATGGCATTTATTGGAGGCAGAGGTCTTGGTAATATAGTTGGTGGCGCACTAGGCGCACAAGACCCTGTAATGATGATGTTGAGCCAAAGGGCAGAACTTGGTCAGCAATTTGACCTATCTACTCCAACTGGTTTTAAAAGTCTTGCCAAAGAATTACTTGTTAAAAATGACCCTCAAGGCGCACAGATTGCTTTGCAAAAAGGAAGCGAACTAGAGTTAAGAGAGTCACAGATTGCAAAGAACTTATCTGAAAAGATGACAAATGAACAACGTAATGCTTTAAATTATGCCTCTACTATTGCGCCACAAGGAACTCCAGAGTTTAATGAAGCGTATAAAACAAAATTTAATGAGTTGACATCTAAAACAGACGCAACAAGCAAAGAAATTCAAATAGCCGCCGCAATAGCCGCCGCAAATTTCACAGTTGGATCACCTGAATATAAAGAACGTTATAAAACTGAATTGACACGTTTGACAACAAAAGAAAATAAGGAAAATATTAATAAAGTTGGCGTTGCCACGGGAACTAGAAAAGCGGTATTTATTGATGTAAATAATGATCAACTATTTGTTTATCAAGACGGGGCAGATGGAAAGCAAATTCGTGTTCCATATTCAGGTGGAATTGATCAACTTACATCAAAAAATGAAGCACAAAGAATACAAACAAAGTTTGAAGAATTACTAGATAAGAAAGATGCTGATAGAGTAGATGCCGCAATGACTTTGAGAGACAATTCAATAACTGCATTGAATTCCTTAAAAAGACTAAATGAACTTGATCAAAGTGCTTTGGTTGGCGGTGCTTTTGCAAGCAATCGTGTTGGATTCTTAAATTTCCTAAACACATTAGGATTAACAAGTGATAAAGATCAAAATAATCTTGCTAAATCTGAGAATTATCAGAAAACAGCAGGAGATGTTATTTTGGCAACTCTTGGCGGGAAACTTGGCGCAGGCTTTTCAAATGAAGATAGAAGATTTATTGAAAGCCTTGTACCTCAACTTGAAAACAGTCCACAGGCTCGTAAACAACTTATTGAGTTTATGGTCAAGAAAAACCAAACAATTGTTAATGAGACAACTCGTTTAGAAAACTTTGCAAGAGATAACAAAACACTTAAAGGCTTTGTTCCAACAATTCCTATTGTTTTATTACAACCAGTTACAAACGCAAATAGGCTTAGTGAAATTGATGCTGAAATTGCTCGTAAGCAAGCGCAAAAAGGAGCAAAATAATGGCTGACAAGTCCGTATCAGAGATGTCTCTTGAAGAACTCCTTACTGAGAGAGCAAGGATTTCTGGTCAGCCAATGAACGCAGAATATCGTTCTGTTTTAGAAACTGAAAAACCAAAAGAAACTAGCAATGCAAAAGAATTTCAAAAGTTTATGGAGTCTTCCTTTAAAGGTTCGGCACGAGGAATTTCTGAACTTATTGGTGGATGGGGAAATCTTTATGACTATCTTAAAGAAAGCAAAAACCCAAGCGCCTTTTCATCTGCTGGAATAAGCAAAGGAATTCAAGACCTAACGGGTGTAAATGTTATGAAAGTCCCTGGCTACACGGGCGCATTTGAGTTTGCTCGTGCTGGCGCACCAGCCGCAGTTGCTACTGCTATGGGAGTGCCTGGTCTTTTTGGTAGAACTGCTGGTGGATTTGCAAAAGAGTTTGGCGTTGCTGGTACTGGTGGAGTAGTGGCAGAGGCACTTGCTCCTAATAGCCCATTGGGTTCACTTGCAATTCAAACATTACCCTATGCTGGTGTTGGTGGTGTCAGATCAATGAGAGAAAGATTTATCACTCCCGTTGGACAAGTAAGCCAAGAAGCCGCAGGGTTACTTAATGTTGGCCCACTAACCCCAGGCGAGGCTACTGGAAGTCGTGTTCAATTGGCTCGTGAGGCAAAAACAGAAGCCACACCAAGTATTGAGAAAAAAGGCGTTGCTTTCAGACAAGAACAAGCAACATCGGTAGAAAACTTTTTAAACAACTTATTTATTAGTGCATCTCAAAAGGCGGTTACTCCAGCACAAGTTACAGAAAAAGTATCTTCATCTTTTACCAACTATGGAAAAGCATTAGCGGGAAATCTGAAAAAACAAGCGTCTACCGACTTTAATGCCGCCGAAAAAGCGGGTGGAATGGTGGATACTGGCCCTGTTGTTGATAGATTAACAAGCCTTAAAAACTCATTACGCCCTGATTTAAACCCATCGGATGCAACGTTTTCTAACAAAATACAGACTATTTTGGATAGTTTAGTTAGACCAGAAGTTCCTGAAGTTCGCAAACCAAGCATGATACTTGGTGAAGGTGGACAACCAGCATTTGAAACTTTTACCGCTGGAATTCCTGCGGGAACTAACAAAATAAGTATTTCTGATTTAAAAAGAGCATTGTCTGGTTGGGGTGATGCGGCATGGTCAGGAAACTACACCTTAAACAATAGTAATATATTTGAAGGACTAGCGCCTGGTCAAGCAAAAGGCGTGGCTAGAACTGTTTTAAACGGCTTTCGTGATGCCTTGAATAATGCAATTGATACCAATGTGCCAGGCGCAGAATTGCTAAAAGATGCTCGTACAAACTTTAGTAAAAACCTAGACAAGATTGATGAGTTTGCTGAAATGCCAATTGTTAAAACATTTGGTAAACAAGTATATCAATTAGTTCCTGAAGATGTTGTCAATACATTAAAGAATCAACCGCCATCACAAAGAGCATTAACCATTGGTATCTTGCAAAACAATGCACCACAGGTGTTAGATTCAGTTCGTAGAGCCAAATTTAATGATATTTTGACGGCCTCTCAAATTCCAAATGCTCCAGCGGGAAGTCCAAATGTAGATTTTGGGAAACTTCTTGGCTCTTTAAATGATCCACAGGAAATGGGCTTTTTGTTTAACAATTCTGCTGACATGGCAAAAGCATCACAAGCCATTAAATATATGCAACAAGTTTTGCAAAAGGCAGAAGGCACAGAAGGCACAGGATTAAAGGGGAGCGATATTTATTCCGTTGCCAAAGCGGGTGGTGGTACTGCTCAAAGCGCAAATGCTGTAAAAGAACTGTTTTTGGGAATGAGGGATTTAATAGCAAATCCAAATGCTATGGCAGATGTTGTGTTTAACAAAGATACTGTTAACAAAATGATAGCGGCTCAAAACAAGTCAACCTTGCAAAGAATTGGTGATGTGTCTTTGTCCATTGGCAAAACTCTTGGAACTCAGGCTTTACGGGCTGGCCCTCGTATGTCTACTGAAAATCCTGTTTCTACTGAAGAAGCAATAGCACCCAATGATTTAAGTGAAATGACTTTAGAACAGTTGCAAGCAGAACGAAATAGGCTTTTACAAGAACAACAAGGTGGTGGTGGACAGTCTCCATATCCACGCATTGAACTAAACAATATGTCTCCAAGTCAGCCATAGGAGTAAACCATTGATCCTTTCTCTCTCCTCCTCCTTGCACAAGGCGCAGTCTCTGCCATTAAATCAGGGTGTGCGATGCTCCATGAAGGGCGCATGGAACTGGAGGGTGCTAAGAAGACAATTGAAGGGGTCATGGCTGATGTCAAAGCCATCAAGGGAATCTGGGATTGGCTCATTGGACTGTTTAACCCAAAGCCCAAGTCCAAGCCAGAAGACACCCCCAAGCCTTTGGCGAAAGCGAAAGCCGCTTCCAAAAAGCAACAGACTTATGAAGAAGTTGAACTACAAACCATCAA